AAGATAAATACGGACCAATTTGGAATAATTAATCCATCAAAACAGTATATACTTAAAAATAGGGGGTTGCCTATTATAAATACAACAAAAAAAGGAAATATGATAATTGAATTTTTAATAACATACCCAAAGATTAATGCGACAGAGATTGATAAATTAACGGAAATATTAAATAAATCATTTATTTATTAAGATTAAATAATATCAGGAAAATTCAATGATGGCATTTGTTCTATTTTTTTATCCTTATTATTAGTATAATAATCAACAAGGAAATCATCACCAGAGAATTTTAATGCATTTTTATCATTAAGATTATAATATTTATCACAATTACAATATTTATCAGCACTTTCTACTTTATTTTTTCGTTTGTTGTAAGCTTTAACTTCAAATTTATTTGGCATATTACCTACAGGACATACACAATCAACATAAACTTTATGGTCGTCTGTATTGTCATATTTAATTTTATATAATTTAGTTTGTTTATATTTACCATAAATAGTATAGATAGACCCTTCAGTATTTAAATTAATTTTACATCTATTTAATTTAGCAACTTTTCTATTTATACTATGCCAATAGAAGATATAAATAATTAGAAATATTATGAGAATAAATGATAAATTCATAATTATTTCAATTACCGTAAAACCTTTTGAAAAAGCATTATTAAAATTATTAATAATTGAATAAAACATATCTTACCTTAATTTATTATTATTTTTTATATTTATGTTGATATATATGCAGGAATTGTATTTAGATTACATTTAAATTCATTCTTCATATCATCAATATTATTTTTAAGAATATTTACATAATTCATATCAGGTGTTGTTAATTTACTTGTACTACCAACACAAACTTCAACATCACTATTAATATTATTTAATTCTTCTTTTTTATTATTATTATTCATATTTTCAACGACATTTGCAAAATTATCAATATTAATATGAGGATTAAATAATTTAATTAATTCATAAGTATTATTTTTTGAAAATAGATAATATTCTGTGAATATATATTTAATACCTTCTGTAATTCTATCAAACATTCCAAAAAATTCAAATATACTTGAAAATAATCTAAATATACCTCTTTCTTCAAATTTTTTTAATGGTGGTATTTTCATTAATAATTCTCTAACAGGTATAAATAATGTTGGAAAACCTGTTTCTGGTATAATAGTAGTAATAATAATATAAAATATATACATAATCAAATCAAAAATAATAATTAATAAATAAGGAAGTAGAAAGAATCCAACAAATCCAAATGTTAATATAGTAAAAAACTTATCGGCATTTTCAAATTCCATATTATGCCATTTAAATAAAAATAATGTTAATTTATATCCTAATACTATAAAACATAATGCAAATAGTATATTATAAATAATAGTAAATGTAATAGTAAAATCTAATAAATCCATTATATTATTCTGTTATACTTGTTTTAAGATAAGATTTTATAGCTCCGGTATAACAGGAATTATAAGGCGAATAAGTATTTTCAATATCAGTTGATATATCACTTGTATAACTTGAATTATATGCTTTAAATTTATGATGCATACTTACACATAATTCAGTATCTTCGCTTATTTTATCCATAGATTTTTGGACACTTGAAATTTCTTTATATTCTTTATAAGTTTTTTCATCTTCGCTATTATCCTCTGTTTTAATACTATTAATAATATCTTGTTTAGATGTTTTACATTTTTCAGGTGGAATATTATAAACACTTTCAATATCATAATAAAATATTTCACTTATCATTTGTTTAATATTTGCATAAAAATATCTATTTAAATCATAACCTGTTGGTTTTAAGAAATAATTAAATGTATCTGTTATTATTTCTTCGCTAAAAAGTCTTTTAGATATTTTTAACATAGTAGGGAGTGTTCCAGTATTTGTTAATACTTTAAATGGAGGTATTAATTCTAACATTAAAGGTTGAAGGGGTAGAATGAAAATAAATGGAAATATTGGTATTGGGAATATTATAATAATAGGAACAAAAAATATTATAATTAACCAATGAATGAAAATCCAAAAAAGAATAACAAATAATAAAGTAGCAACAAATGTAGATAATATAAATAGTACCCAAGCAATGAAAACAGTAGGAACACTTATATATGGAAATTTTAGGTCAACATTAAAACCCTGAAATGCTAATATTGGGAATAATGATGTTATAAAAAAATATAACATAGCATATGCAGTACAAGCAACAAAAACCCAATGTAATATCATTATAGTTTCAGTTAATTTATCAGGTGATGAATCTGGATCTTTTACTGATTCAGGACATTTATCTTTATTACTATCATCATCCATTTATTGAATACTTATATTATAATATTCATAAAAATTTTTAACAATATTTTCAGGGATTTCATTAAAATCAATTAAAGTTTTATTTAATTTGAAAGCATCAAATAGTTTATATTTATTTAGATATATATTTCTATCTTCATCATTCATTAATGCTATTTTAATTGCATTATCTTTTCTCATACCATTTTGAATTTTAGAAATATTATCGCTTTTATCGCCCATAATTATTTTTAATAATAATTCAATTGAAGGACTATAATTAATTTTTAGAGATAAATCTTTAAATTGCATATTAAAAATTTTTACATTATTTGAATACATTTGTAGATAATCGCCATCGTTTGTAATAATAACTATTTTAGAAGTTTTATTTAATTTATTTTGAATTAGATAGACGATGTCATCTGCTTCTAATTTATCATATTTGCAACATTTATAACTATTATTACTAAGATAATCTTCAAATAATTCAAATATATCGCTATTGAAATTATCTTTCTTAATTCGCGATTGTTTATATTTATCATAAATATCATTTCTCCAAATTTCGGATCTAGGGCAATCAATGCAAAATACTAAATTTGATTTAATTGTTTTGAATTTTTTTGTAAGTTTCTTAATATCTGCTTCAAAATGTTTTATAAAAGCAATAATAAATTCCTTATTCGCAATAATAGATTTATGATCGATTTCAATATTTTCGTCTTTCTGTTTAAACCATCTAAGAGTCGCATAATATCTATTGAAAACATAATAACTATTGTCAATGACAATAATAGGAGTAGTAGAAGCAAATGTTAAATCAAACATTATAATAAAATTTATATAATATCTTTTATCATTTTTTATTTTATATAAAGTTTATTATTAATATTATTAATATTAAATATGACTATAATCAATTATTATTATAAAAATATTAATTCTCTTGCTTCTTCATTATCATTATCAAAATTTAATTATAAATCGCAAACACAATCATTAATATTTCCATATGATTATAAATTAAGTTTTAATAATGAAGATAAATTAAATTTGATTCAAGCATATAAAAGGAATGATATGATTTTATATGCCACTATTGTATTAAATGATGATAATATTAAAATTGAATATTTGAATATTAATAATGATTATTATTCTAAAAAATTTAATGAAATTAAAATTTTAACTGATGACGAATATAAATTACTTAAAGATGCTATATTTGATTATATTGAAACATCGGCATATTTAAATGATAAATCTAAAATTATTATTGATATTCATAATAATTTGGAGAGATTTAATTATGAATTAAAAGAACTTGGTTTTATTAATACAAAAAGAAGATGTATTGATAATTCATATTGGTTAGAAGCTGAGAAAAATATTAAAAAATGATTATGTTTATATATTAAATATAATAATGATGAATCAAAAACAATTAGAAGCATTAAATATTGTTAAACAAAATGATAATTTATTTTTGACAGGTTCTGCTGGCACTGGCAAATCATATACGATTAATAGGATTGTGGGATATTTGGAGGATAATAATATTAATTATGGTTTAACCGCTTTAACGGGATGTGCGGCAAGTTTAATAAATGGGCAGACATTACATTCATATTTAAGTTTAGGAATAAATAAATCATTAAATGATATTTATAAGGATTTAAATACTAAAAATATATATAAATTGCGTTCTTTAAAATCATTAGAAACATTAATAATTGATGAAGTTTCAATGATGTCTAATGAATTATTAGAATTGGTTGATGGATTATTTAAAATGATTAAATCTAATATTATGCCATTTGGAGGTATTCAAATAATAATGGTTGGTGATTTTCATCAATTGCCACCAATTAAAGGCAATTATTGTTTTACTTCGCCAATATGGGATGATTTAAATATGAATATAGTTATATTAACTGAATTGATTAGACAAAAAGACGATTTAATTTTACAGGAAATATTGGAAGAAATGAGAAAAGGTAAAATTACTGATGATAGTTATGATATATTGGAAAAATTAAAAGATACTAAATTTGATAATGATATTAAACCAACTAAATTATTTCCAATTAATACAAATGTAGATAAATTAAATACAAAAGAATTTAATAAATTAGTAAAAATAAATAATAATCAAACTAAAATTTATAAAGCATATTCAAAATATAAAAATGATAATATTGAAAGTTATGACATTTGTTTAACTTTAAACGCTCAAATTATGGTAATTAGAAATATAGCGGTTGAAAATCATTTAGTTAATGGAACAAGAGGTATAGTAGTTGGTTTATTAGATAATATTGTAATAATCAAAGATATTAAAGGTATTATACATCATATTAATTATTATACAGATATATATAAAAATTCTAAAAATAATATATCCTTTATGCCATTAAAATTAGCATATGCCATTTCTATACATAAATCACAAGGAGCGTCTATTGATTGTTTAGAATTAGATTTAGGGGAAGATATATTTGTTTCAGGACAAACATATACTGCTTTATCCAGAGCTACAAATATTAATAATATAAAAATTATTAATTTAGATAAAAGTTCGTTTTTCGTAAATAAAAAAATAATTGACTTTTACAAAAAATAAATATTATATATATATAGAATATAGAATATATGGCGAGTAGTGATTTAATGGATAATGGATTATATGGTGGAAATTATGCTGATGATGTTGAAGATGGCGAAGATGTTTTCCCTGAAGATAATTTTTTTGCTGGTGGTTATGCCGATAATGCCGAAGATGTTTTAATGAAATTAGGAGGTGCTAAGCAAGAAAACGAAAATACTTTCTGTGTAGAATCTGCCAGTATTGGTTCATATCAAGGAGGTCGTTTTGTTTCCACTTCTGCTTATAATGCTTCTAAAAAAGCTGCTACTGCTATATTTAAGCATATAGATAAGGAAATGGGAATAACTAAACAAGATAAGGGCAAGAAAGCTAAGGGAAGTACCAAACAACATGTAAAAAAGATAGAATTTGTTCTATATCGCCACGATAAAAAGAAACCCGTTAAATATTATAAATATGCTGCTGAACGCGTTCAAGCGGATGAACCAGTTGTAGTTATTCGCACTGTTAATAAGGGAACTCCTCAAGAAAAGAATATTCGCATAACTTTCGCTCAAAAAGTATCTATCCGCCCTATAGAATTAGATGCTGAATATGTTGAACGCAATAAGGAAGAGCAAAAGATTTTTGCCGCTAAAAAGCGTGCCGCTAAGCGTAAAGCGGAAGGTGCTGCTAATCCAGAAAAGAAGCAACGCAAACCCAAAGCTGCCGCAAAAAAAGCAAAGAAAGTTGCATCAATTGAAGATGTAATAAAAGCTTTAACTGTGCCTGCTAAGAAGGCGGAAAAGAAACCGAAGGCGGAAAAGAAAGCTAAGGCGGAAAAGAAACCAAAGGCGGAAAAGAAAGCTAAGGTGGAAAAGAAAGTTAAGGCGGAAAAGAAAGCTAATGCAGGAAAGAAATCTAAGAAAGTTCTAAAAGGAGGCAATTGCAGCTTCTTTTAAATATTTAACCTTGAGATGATTTTGAAAAATTATTAATATCATAATTATCATCAAAAAAGTATATTGCAATTAATTTTTTACGATGAATACGTAATTTATCGCTTACTTCTAATATCTTAAATTCATTATTTCTATTATCAAACCATTCTTTAAACAAATCATTATAAATAATAACACTTTCATTTAATAATGGATATTTATTGCATTTAGTAGTTGCCAACATTTGTGCCTCTTCTGCTAATCCTATAATATGTTGGAAATGTTTAGTTATACAATCTCTACATCTTTTATTTTTATTTGTCAAATGTTCTTCTAATAATATAGATTGTTTAACTATTTGCTGCATATTATATTTTGGATCACTAACAGGATCTAACGCTCCACAACTTTTAGCATCGCATTTATGAGGTGTATTTAGATTTGTATTTGTATTTAGATTTGAATTTAGATTTGGATTTGAATTTGAATTTGAATTTAGATTTGAATTTAGATTTGAATTTAGATTTGAATTTAGATTTTTATTAGATTTTGGATTAAAATTATAAAAAAGGAGAAGATAAAGACAAACATAAACAAGAATTAAACATAATATAAAAATAAGGAGTTTCATATCTAATTAAAGAATATGAATTTAATTATAGAAGCACTATTTATTGGTTTATATTCATCTGTTTTATCGCTATTGCTATTTCTATTTCCTAAAATAAATATTTATATCTATTTATTTATTATTGGATTTCTTAAACATCTTATAGGATATTATATAGGATTTCATAATTATTATTGTATTAATAATGGTAAAAAATCCGTCCTTATATCAAATATTATATTTAAGGACAGTATTAAGGAAGGAATATGTTTTATTATGATAGGTATAATAGTAATTAGATTATTAAATTTAAATTTATTTATATCAATCTTTATAACAGGGTTTTTATTTCATATAATTGCAGAATATATTCATTTACATAAATATTTTATTGATTATAGATGTATTTAAAGAATATTTATTAATATTTATATAAATATGTCGCAACATCCAGCAAATCACGGAAAATTATGGACACAAATGGAAACAACTCATTTAATGAAAGAAATAAGACTTATTGATATTAAAGAAATTGCTAAAATTCATAAAAGAACCGAAAACGCAATTTTTCTTAAAATTATTAGAGAAGCTGCAAAATTATGTGATAATGACGATGAATTAACTCTATATGATTTAAGTATTATTACATCATTGAAAATCTCAAATTTAATTCAAGGATTCAAAAAAATAAATTATTCAAAATTCAATATTGACATTAATGATAATGATGATAATAATAATAATGATGATAATAATGATGATAATAATGATGACAATATTGATAATACTGATGATGACAATAATAATAATAATTATTTCAATTCATATTATATTATTATTCCATCAATAATTGTATTAATATCATCATTATTAGCATACTCATTATAATCCATCTATTGTTGATTTGGAGGGATTAAAATTCGCCCAATAATTTTTATTTTCTGCTAATCGTGTTGATCTATTGGTATTATATGTAATATAATAAATAAGTATTATTACACATATAGCAGCAAATGCAATAACTTGAATTAACATTTCAGGATTTAATAATAATAATATTAAACTGAAAATTAATATTATTATTCCAACAATTATTAATATCATATAATAATAATAATCATTTGTTGATTTTTTTAATATTTCAATACCTGTATCTAAATTTATTTTTTTAAGTTTATAATATTCTGCTTTATTATTTCTAACTGTTGCTGCTTTATCTGAAAAAACTTTAATTGGAAATAACATATCTTTATTTACTGACGCACTTGCCATTATTTTAAGAATTTTATTATTATAATCAATTAATGCTGTTTTATAAGTACTATAATTTAAAGTTGCACCACTACCTGCTTTAAATATTTTAGCAGTATCTGCTTCTGTTTTATTTAATGCTATAGTAAATTTTTCACTTACAACAAAATTATTACTGTAATAAACTAATAATATTATAGCAACTATAATCATTATTATATATATCCCTATTTTAGTATTATTATCAATTGAATTTAATGTAAATATAAAAAATATTACTAATACTAAAAATAAAGCAATTATAATAATAACTTTATAATAATATAATAAATTATTATTATTTTCTAATTGAGCATTATATTTATTAATACTTTCATTTAGTGCTGTTTGATTCGTTTTAAAAATTTCAGTAGTTTCACTATTTGTATTTATAATGCCAACCATTTCATTAATAGTATCTTTAACATTATCTGGTGTATTTATATTTTTTTCTATAATTTTATTTAAATTTCCTGCTAATAAAGGTACATCAAAATCAAAATTATCTTTATAACTAGAAAGAGTTTCACTTGTTGGTGTTGATGTTGGTGATACAGCAGAACTAATTGGTTTTATAAAAGCAGTATTATCAGAATTTAAAGCTACTCTACTATTTTGATAATTAAATATTTCATATTGTAAAATAACATTATATATTATTGCATTATAATTAAACATTTGATATTTTAACATAGGAAGCAATGTTACATATGAATTTGTATTTAATATATTATTAAATGCTTCTAAATATAATAATACTCGTGTATATTCATATTTATTTAAATTAGATATATTTGTTTCTGTTGTATTTGTAGTATAAGAATCATAAAGTTTAGTTAATGATTCTCTTGTTAAATAATCTGCTATGCAAAACTCAATATTTATTGATGTTGCAGCATTTGTATTAACAGTTTGATATGTATTAATATTATTAGCAGTTGATGTTGGATTTATTTTATTTATCCCATTAGCATAACTATTAGTTTTTGTATAAAATAAATTAAAACCTCTTATAGCATTACTACCAGATACATCATGATATGCTGGAATATGAAATCCGCTTTCATCTGTTCCACAAATATCTTTAATTGATGCTTTAAATGTTTCTGCTTTAATATTAGGGCATCCTGCACCTGAAGGTCCAGTTGCAACTCCAACATATATAGAATCTGCATCTTTATAATTAGTTTTAGATTGAGGTGAATTTAATTTTAAATTCTCTATTGAAAATAAATTATTAAATATTATTATATTATTATCTCCGTTCTTAATTACTTCACTTTGTGAAGTAGCAACATTGCTATTTTTAAATTGTATTTTAGCAGTTTGCATAAAAGTTGCAAATTTTGTAATATCTCCAGCACATTTAACAGTATAATACTCATATAATAATCTATAAGATATTGCATATATTTTACTAATAACTAAAACATCATATATAAAATTATTCATATTATTATTATCAACTTCACCAGTTCCTGCTGTAGTATCATCAACAGATAAATCTACAAATGATGATGCTTTAATACCAAAATAATCTTTTCTATCATCATAATTTATAGGTATAAAATTACCAGAATAATTAGCAATTTGAAATGATTCATCAATTAATTTAGAAGCAATTGCATTTGGATTATTTGTTAAATAATTAGTAGTTTTTCTATTAGTTTCTTCTATTCTAGAATAACGATATGCTGTAAAATGTTCTGTTATATCATCATCAGCACAAATAAGAATACAACCATTATTACCATTATTATTTATAATTGATTTTGAGAAATAGCAACAATCACCGCCATTACCACCACAACCATATCCTAATTTTCTTACTTCTTTATTATTAGCACCATTACCACCAGCACCAAATAATAATGTTTCATCAAACCATTTAATGATTTTACCTTCACCTCCTTTATTATTATCACCATGTGAAATTATACCACCGCCTCCACCGCAATAACTTCCAACGGCACCATCAGTTCCATTATAGATAGGATTATTATTAGTACTAACACCTTTAATTTTATTAATACCACTGCCACCACCACAACCACCATTTAAATCTTTATTTTGATTATATAAACCAAAACCACCAGTTCCACCGCCTTTACAGGTAATAACATTATTTTCATTAGAAGAAACAGTTTTAAATGTCATAGTAGTATCAGTTGCAGATTCAACATTATAATTTTCATAAGTTTTATTATAATTATATAATTTACAATTTACGAATTCAACATTAAAATTAGCATTATTAGCAGTATCATAATTATATGCGATAATTTTAATATTATAATATCGGTTAGGGTCTAATTGTAAAATTTTAACTTCTTGAATATGAGTTTCACCAGTTGATGAGATTAATTTATTGTCAAAAGTATAACTATAAGTATCAAACCATATAATACTTTTAATTTTTGAATTAAAACGAATAGATATAATTTTATCAGTATTAGTATTATCTTTATCATCAACAGTAGATTTAATATATCCACTCCAAATATAAGTAGTATTTGTATTAAAAATAGTTGGATTGATAGTAATATTATTAACAATAAATGATTGCATGATTCCGGATGATGTAATACCTAATGATGAATAATCATCATAAGTAAAAGATATATTATTTAAATTAGGTGAAGTATTATTATAAACACTTAGAGATAAACCAGAATTAAATAATTTATCAAAATTTTTAATATCACAACTGCCACCAGTTCCAATAGAAAAAGTATAAGTTTTACCCTGTTCAAATGTAAAATTATCATTAATATATGCAGCACCAGCACCACCGCCTCCGCCGAAATAATAACCACCAGCACCACCACCTGCGATCATAAATAATTTACATTTAAGATTAGTTTGCGGGGTAAAAATATATTTTTGGTTATTATCGTGATATAATAAACAAAATTTTTTATTTAATCTATTATTTGTCCAAGGTAGTATTGAACCACCTTCTTTAATAATAATGTGATTTTCCATATTCTAATTTATATTTATATTAAAAATAGATTATTTTTTTATATTCTCAATAAGAATTTTAAGTTCGGTTGGGTTTTCTTTTAATCTTGCCCATTCAATGGTTGCCATTTTCAATATATCTTTATGAGGTATTGATTTATTAGCTTCCTCGCCTTTAAGTTTAGCAAGATAAAATGTTAGAAAAATATTATAATCTGTTTTCTTTTTTTCTGGTTTAGATGTTGTTTCTTCATCAGTTTTAGGTTTAGATTCTTTAGCAACATCCATTTCTTTATGTTTAATTTCTTCTTCCTGAACTTCAATTTCATCATTTTTAATTTCAGTAATTCCGGATTCAATAGATTTATCAGGAATAATAGGTTCTTCGTGAGTAATAGTAGTAATATTATTTTTCCTAACCCATACTTTTCTATTATTTTTAACTTGAACTACCCAAATTAATTTATCAAATCCTTCTTTTTCAAAATTAATATCAAAACCTTCTGCCGATAATCCAAATCTTTTTGGTGATTGTTCTTTACCTGTATAACTTTCGGTTGAAACATTACTACATTGATTTTTATTATTCTTCATCATTTTCATATTAATAAAAAATCAAAATAAATTAATCATTTTTTTTAAGTTTTTTATAAAAAAAATGATTTAAAAATAATGGAAAAAAATCATTAAAAAATGCCGGCGTTTCTTAATGATATAGATGATAAATTTAAATTAATTTTATCAAAGAAGCAAATATCAAAGAATGATTTATTAGAATTAAAATCATATATTATTGAAGCATATGAGAATGATACAAATATGGATATTGAAAGATTACAAGAATCACAAAGAATTTTAACATTAAATTTATATGATGCTTAATCATATTCATTATCATTATCATCAATAAAATCATCTTCAACATCTTCATCTTCAATTTCAACATCTAATTCAATATCTTCTTCGTCTTCTGCTTCACTATCTTCTTCATCATCATCATCGCCACCGCCTTTTTTTTTTATTTTTCCAATTTCTTCAATTTCTTCTTCTTCTTCATCTTTATCACTTTCATTATAAATTTCTTCAATTTCATCGTCTTTATTAGTTTCATTATCATCATCATTATCGGTATTATCAGTAATAATAGAATTTTTAATAAATTCTTTTTTATTTTTTATTGCTTTACCAATAATAGAAATATGTTTATCAAATAGTTGATATTTTTTGCCACAAACTTCAATATTAATTTCATCATTAATAGCGATAGTATCAATATTAATTTCAGATTGAATACCTGCTGAAATTTTAGGTATAATAATTTGTAGGATAGGAATATTATCATAATACCCTTCCGCGAGAATACCTAATGAATTTTTACCTTTAACTTTACATTTAATAATAGAACCTTGGGCGGGATTACAAATTTCGGCAATACAAATAACATCAAAATAAATATTAGCATTAAAATGTTCTTTTTTTAATTGACCGACAGAACGCTTAATAATTTTGATAGTATCTTTTTTAATATACCCATATTTAGAACAAATATTTTCATAATTTAATTTAAGTTTAGTTAGGATAGTTGATTCAAAATCCATATTAATTTCACTAGGAGATAAAATAATAGTAGTTCTAAATTTAATTGGTATAAATAATTCAGTTGTCATTGTTAATTAATATGTATATAAATATTTCATTTTTTTATTTATATAAAAAATTGATTTATTTATTTATATAAAATAGAATAAATTATGGAAATATCACAAGAAGAACAAATTTTTAAAATTTTAAAAATGATGGAGGATTCAGTAAAGGCGGATAAATCAAATGAATTCATTATAAAAATTCATAATGATAATGGGTCCTGGACTGAAACTGAATTTAATAATTTTATTAATACCTTTAGGTCTAATTATGATGAAATTAATAATGATGAATATTTAGAAGTAAGCGATGAAAATAATATAACATTAGTAATATCAAAAATACGAAATATATTATTATATTGTAATAGTAATAATTATAAATCAACTGAATATATTTGGAAAAAACCATCAATAATTATTGATGAAAAGATTACTGATTTATTTGATATTAATATGGATATGCAAATAGTTAATAATGATATTTCTATAACTGAACCTGATAAATGGGATAATACTTTAAAAAGATTTAGATTAATTAAGGAATTAAATTATGAAATTGAGGAAGGAATTATTGCGACCGCAAAAGTAGTCAAAGATAGTAATGATAGATATTTAACTATGAAGAAATCAAAACTTAATTTTTCAAATAAAGTTAATTATGAATTTGAGTTAAAAATCACTAATACTAAAAATACATTAGTGTCTATTATAAAAACAATTCAGGCATTATTTTTATCAAAAGTTGTTTTGACTAAAAAGCAGCAACAACAAATTTTAGAGGAATATCGTGATTTGGTGAATATTAGTCAAATGGGACAAAATGGTAAAACGGATACTAATATTTATCTATTAACACCTAAACCGGTCGCATTAAAAAAGGATAATTTAGACAATCCTGATAATTATGGTGTTATTAGTATTTTAAGAGGTTATACTGTTACTGAAAAAGCAGATGGAGAGCGATTATTATTATATATTAATTCAAAAGGTAATGTATATACAATTGATAGTTCTAAGAGAGTTGAAGGAACAGGGATAAAGGCAAAGAAGGAAGCATATAATAGTTTATTAGATGGTGAATATGTTCAATGTAATAAAAGAATTGATAGAGTAAAGAGAAATTTATATGCAGCGTTTGATATTTATTTCTTAAATGGTGAAAAATTAACATCACTACCATTATTAGATGATAAACAGAAATGCCGATATAATGAGATGTTAAAGACGGTTAAATTATTAAATACAAAAGATAGTTCAATTGATTTTATGGTTAAGAAACATAATTATAGCAGTGATATTTATAAGGAAAATAAGAAGATATTAAATAATCCAAAATCATTTCCATATGAAATTGATGGATTGATATTTACTCCTGCTAAATTAGCGGTATATTCATATTATCCAACAATGCCTGTTGAATTAAAAATTGATATGTCTTGGAATAGTGTTTTTAAATGGAAACCTCCCGAGATGAATACAATTGACTTTTTAATTAAATTTATTGGGGATATTAAGAAGGATGGGATTAAATATCGTAAATTTGGATTATATGTAACTGATAAAAATATTTTAAGTGATTATAATATTAGTAATGTTTTAAGTTTAAGATATAGATATTCAAATATAGATAAATTGAATGAATATTTGGAGAAGACGGAGAAAGACATCTTTAAATTGTTTATTCCAAATAAATATTATAATCCGGATTCTGAATTTGCTTTTATAGAATTAAATGCGAATGGTGAAGTTAGAGCAGAGAATAATGATAAGATAGATGCGGATTCAATTGTAGAATTTAGATATGATTTAATAGAAAAACAATGGAAAGCGATAAGAGTAAGAAATGATAAAACTAGAATTTATAATAAGGGTATTTATGATAAAACAGCGAATTCATTACAAGTTGCATTAGATACTTGGGATAGTATTCATAATATGATTACTGCTTCAATGATAGTTGGTAATGAAGAAATTAAAACGATTGATATGGATGTAATAGATAATGTATTAGAGACAGATGATATATATTATGAAAGAAATATTCCATTTAATAAAATTTCAAATAGTATGTTATTATTTCATATGTTAATCAAAAGTAGTTTATATAACAGACCTGAATTATTCAAACATCAAAATAAGAATATGAATATAAGAGGGGCATTATTAGAATTAGCGTGTGGTCAGGCGGGAGATTTAAATAATTGGAAATATTCCAAATATTCGTTTATCCTAGGTTTAGATTTAGTTAAAAGTAATATATATTCTTCAAAAGGTTCATATGCTAAATTAATAAAAGAACATAGAAAACAATTGACATATAATAATAAGACTGGTAAGAATTTTTCATTGGTTGATATGGCATTTGCGGTTGGTGATTGTACTTTAAATATTAAGACTGGTGAGGCGGCGATTGACCCTGAAAGTAGGGAATTATTAAAGATAGTAATGAATCCTGTATCAAAACAGCAGAATTTGAATGCGTATGAGAGAGTATTAGCAGGAAAAGGAAAAGATAAATTTAATGCTATTTCGTGTATGTTTGCTATTCATTATTTCTTTGAGAGTGAGGCAAAATTGGAACAATTTTTAAAGAATGTAAGCGATAATTTAAAAACGGATGGGTTATTCTTTGCGACATTTATGGATGGTTCAAGTGTTGAATCGGCATTATTAAAATCAAAAAAAGGAATGATAGAGGGACGAAAGAATTTTGATGAATATAGTGTGCCA